CGAATAGATATTTTAAGTGGATTATCTGTTTTAAAATATCACTTGCTACAACAAACGAAAACGAAAGCTCTGGAACAAGCTTAAATGTTACCAACGATAACGACTCCCGTTATGTAGATAAACAGGAGATTTTAACCTTTCAAAATCAAGGGCAAACAGTTGCTGATGAGGCTTTAGCTATGCCTACAGATTTAGATCAATCGTATCTTAATATGTCTATAGCCAATGATAAGGTTCATTCAATTAGTTCATTTCTCCAACGTCCAGTGCGTATTTTTTCTGGTCAATTTACAACTTCTATGTTGCAAAATAGTCCAATATTTACTGGGACTTTCCCTGATTTATTATTACAAGATCCTATGTATAACGAGAAAGTGCGTGGATTTGTGGGCTTGCGCGCAAATGTGGAGGTTACAGTCCAAGTGAATGCTCAGAAATTTCAACAAGGTAGGTTGCGTTTGCAATATTTGCCATATCATAATTATCTTATAGATAAAGGTAATATGGTTACGGCAACTTTGACAGGTAGAGTATCTTCACCAGGAGTTGACCTTGATATTTGTGGTGGTTCAAATCCTCAATCTCGAGTTGCTCAAGCTAAGTTTGAAATACCTTATGTATCTCCACATACTTATTTTAATTTGATAACAAATTATGGTACCATGGGGCAAATAACATTGTTTGTCTATAGTCCATTGGTTTCAGGTTCTAGTGAAGCAAATAGTTGTGAAGTTACTATTTGGGCCAGATTTATTAATCCTCAATTAGTATTTCCTACTGGTGCAGCTCCACATTTCACTTCTTCAACGCGACGTCATTTTGCTCAAGTATTGGGTGAAGCTAAGGAAATAGTTCGTACAGGTGTTGTATCAAACACTTTAGGAACTATTGCTGAAACTTTACGTACAGCTTCACGAATACCTGTTTTAGGTTCTTATATGGCTATACCAGAATGGGTGACTAATAAAGGTATTGCTATAGCTAAATTATTTGGATGGTCAAAACCAACTGTATCTATGGATGTTAAGTTGCGCACAACAAATTGTATGGCGAATTATAATGGCAAAGATTCTGCTCACAAATTAGCTTTATCTGCGGATAATGAAATTGATACTCCAAATGGTATAGGTGGAACAAATTTGGATGAAATGGCACTTAGTTCTATTTTTAAAATTCCATCATTCTGGCAACAATTTTCATGGACAACAGGAGATACAACAACAGATCAAATATTGTTTGTTGATCCAGTTACACCTTTGAAATATAATTTGATCCCTACCACCACTAATGGTGTAGCAATGACTCCTGTGGGATATGTTGCAAACACATTTGGATTGTGGAGAGGATCACTTATTTATACATTCAAAATTATTAAGACTGGGTTCCATGCAGGTAGATTGCGAGTTTTCTTCACTCCGTATGAAGATATAAGCAACCTAGTAGTGGGAACAGCTCCAATCCATGAGATAGAGAAGAACTATCAAATGGTTATTGATATTGAAGAGAGTGATACTTTTTCCTTCAAAGTGCCTTATGTTTCTACTAAACCTTGGTTTAATGTTACAGATTTTGGAGGTTTTACAGGAACAAATTTAGTGTCTACTGGATATGTTGTTGTCACCGTGCTAAATGAATTACGAGCAGTTAGCACCGTTTCTCAATCAGTAAATATATTGGTTGAAATTTCTGGTGGAGATGATTTAACATTTTCTCTACCAACTGCACCTGAGTTTTTACCTGGAGTACCAACTAATGCACCTCTTGAGATGTCTAATGATATAGAATATTCTGATGGAACTATTGAGAGGAGACATGAAGCTCAAGTTTTGGGTACTGGTGTGGAAAAATCTCGTAATGACGCACAAATGCTATATGACCCCGAGTCTATCTCTATAATCGATCCTGTTTCTAATTGGTCGCCAGAATCACATTGTATTGGAGAGAAAGTAGCTTCTGTTCGTCAACTTTTGAAAAGATCAACATATATTGGGTCAGTACCTGAAAGTCGTTCAGATTTAAAAGGTGCTGAAAATGGTGATGTGAACACTTTAGCAGTTGTGAATCCTTATGGGTTCAATGCAGCTAATGATTTTTCAGGTATGGATTATATATCATATTTCAGTTATATTTATGCTTTCTTTAGAGGAGGCATAAGGCTGAAAATAACTGGTATAACTCAATCTTCTGATGGTCCACGTGTTAGCTCAGATCCTGGTGGAAATAAATGGTATAGTAAACCCACTAATTTCTCCCAGATCTTTGTTAAGATGTTGAATAATACAGGTCCACTAACTACAGCAATTTTAGGAAAACTAGCTAATACTAATAGTTTTACTCGTACTATTGCTCGTATAGGGTGTTCCAGGTTACAATTCTGGCAAACAGGAGTTCCTAATTCATACATTCATCCAATATTTTCAGATGCATCATCATTAACATTAGTTTCAAATAATCTTGAAGGTGTTAGTGAAGTGGAAGTACCTTATTATAATTCTACTCACTTATCACCAGCAGTTTTTAGCAATAGTGTTTCTGGTATATTTCCTTATAGATTCAATTTATTGGAAGGAGCTTATCCTTTACCAATGGTTGTGTTTGGAACTACACCTATAAACACTAATTTTCCTATTGCTCAAACAGATCCTTTGGATCCTATTGAAACTACCCAAATGGTAATGTCATCAAATACCACTTTCCATGTTTACAGAACTGCTGCAGATGATTTTGGATTCCATTATATTATGGGAATTCCTACTATGATTCTACAGCAGTCTCCTGACATTGGTCTTTTCGCACCTGCATAATTAAGTTATTTACAGATAATGTTAGTTGTGCAGATGTTTCCTTTTGACCCGCCTAATTCAAAAACCCAGGCGATATATACTACTACTCCAAGGAGTAAAATTTTAAACGTTGTTACGTTGTACCAGCAGAACCTTAAGTTCTGGATTGGCAAATCAACTTGGCAACTTATTATTTTAAATTTAAACGAATTTGCAATAACCTTCTGTTATTGCATTTAATTGTGCAAGCTCCTTTGGGGGTACTAAGTTTTTCTCACTTTTCTTAGCTCATTGCAATAAGTGTAAATTAAATTTTAGTTTTAAGTATATATATTGGC